ACTTGTAGGTATTGTCGTCGTCGATTGGCGTCCAGTCGAAGCTGGCAGCGTCCGCAGCTCGTGCGTCAAGGAACGCTTCGATCGTGTCAGCGTCGGTCTCGGACACGTTCCAGGTCAGGTCCCACCGCTTCGGGTTTTGATTGAGTCCGAAAGTGACACGTTGCTGATAGCCATCACCGAACTGCGTGGTGCGAATGGTGGGCTTGCTGCTTTTTTGTGCGCCGTAGGTTGGCGTGATTGACGGAAAGGTAGCCATTAGGCGAGCAAGCCTCCCGGACGCTTCTGCTTAATCAATTCTGCCTGTACCGCAGCGCCAATGGCACGTCCCAGGGCAGCAGAGTTTGGCTGGTTGCCTTGAGCTTGAGTGCCTTTGGCGTCCACGTTGACGACGATGTTGGCACTGCCAAATGAACCGTTTGGTGCCACGCTGCCGGTGCGTCCTGGGGTGAACAGTTCAGGACCACGTTCGCCAACGAGATAAGACTGCCCACCCATCACCGAGCCGCCTTTGGCACGTTGAGGGATTCCGTAGTTCGGTCCGAGAGTTCCGTACTTTCCAACTGTGCCCCCGCCTGCCCCCAATGGCGTTGCTGGGTTGAAAGGTGTCAAGAAGCTCCGAATTGCGTTGATTGCTTGCTCAATCACAAAAATCTGCAACAGCTGCTTAGCAATATCAACCAAAACGCCAGAAGCAATCTGCTGCAGGCTTTGCTGCCAGCTTTTTGCACCACTGATCAACGCATCAAAGGCGGTTGTCATGTTTTGCCCAACCACTGATGCGATGCCGTCCGCCAGCGCTCTTTGCTGCTTAATCGCGGTATTCATTTCATATTGCTGTTCAATAAACTTTTTCATGTCATCCATTTGGCGCTGATTAGCGGCTCGTTTTTCTTCTGCAAGCTGCCTTTCTGTCTGCGCTTGAACATTGGCAATTTCCAGGGTTGCTTTCTGTATGTTTTGGTCTATCAAGCGCTGATCTGTGATCCCAACATTGGTTGCGGCAAGCTGATTGGTGATCGTGTTGATCTCTTCCTCTGCTTGCAAGCGAATTAAAAGCTGTTTGTCGCCAGCCCTTTCAGCCTCATACTGCAATTGCTTTGCTGTGCCTGTCTGCTTAATCAGATCCTGCTCAAGACGAAGCCCACGCAATCGCTCTTGAATTTCCTTCTCACGTTCTGCCGCTTGCTTGGCAGCACGTTCAGCCGCAGAAGCACCAGTCCTACCGCCACCTGTTTTCCCGTCAGGTGCCGCCAAAGGAGGCACGTCAAAAATCTTGCCCTGCGCTTGTGTTTGTTTATTGAGTTCTTTTTGCGCTGCTATATTTTGATCAATTTTTTGCAGGATTAACCCTTGCAACTCTTCAGCCCGCGAAGCATTTCGATCATCAGCGCCAATACTTTGCAGCAGCCGCTGATACTGCTGCAAGGCTTGAAGATTTTGTTGGATGCCTGTTTTGTTCTTTTGGGCATTAATTTGCCCAATGCCTTTTGCAATATTGTCAACCGCTTGGCTTGTTGCGCCAAAATTCAGCGCCTGTCTTGCGCCAAATACGCTGCGACCAAATCCCCCTCCACGACCGGCTGCTAGCGCTTGGTTGACCGCATCTACAGCAGCAATGGCTTGATTAAAAATTGACTTTAAGGCTGGCGTTAAAACCTGACCAAGCCGTCTAGCAAGTTGATCTATCCCGTCCTGCAATGTGCTAAAACGACCAGCCAAGGTGTCAGACTGAGCAACCGCGCCATTCGCATATTTTCCACCTGCACTTGTTAAACGCCGTATCGCAACTTCAACCGCTTCTGCGCTGATCCTTCCTTTGCTCAGGGCATCCTGCAATTCCTTGCCGGACAACTTGTACATCTTCTGCAACTCCTGCTGCAGACCGACTCCACGCTCTTGGAACTGAAGAAGCTCTTCCCCTTGCAGTCTTCCCTTGGCAACGACTTGTCCGTAAGCAGTCACCAAGCCCTGAAGCTCAGCGCCAGTTGCACCAGAAGCATCAGCCAGTCTTCTTGTGACTTCTACAACGCGATCACCTTCTACCCCAAACGCCTGGAGACGCTTTGCTGCATCAATCAGCTCTGTGCTAGTGAAAGGTGTTACAGCTCCTAGCTGCTGCAGCTCCTCAATAATTTGTTTTGCCTGTTGAACACTCCCCGTGAGAACTTGCAAACTGCGGGTTTGAGTTTCGAGTTCCGCTGTTTTGGCGAAAACAAAGCGGATCGCTTGGGCGGCAGAAAATGCACCGACAAGCCCAGTGACTGCGTTTTGCAGTGACTTGACTGCTGTTTGGGTTTGCCCTGCCTGCTGCTGAACACTGCGAAGCGGACCAACCGCGCCTTGCGCGTTAACAGTCAGTTCGACGTTGGCTCTTGCCACTACTGACGCTCATCAATACTCAAATGCTACTAGCGACGCATCTTGGCGCGTTCCATCTCCTGCTTCTCGCGCTCGCCTTTCAATTCAAAATAAGCGGCATAATGCACAAACTCTGCATCGGTCAGCTCAGTCCGTAACCGGCTGACCGTCATCCCAAGCTCGCAGGACAAGAAGAACTCAAAGTAGAGCCAGTTGTCCTGCTTCAGGCGTTTTTTGCTTCCTCAAGATCCTCTGCAGCGCCAATGCCAAACAGGAACAGCTCAAGGTCGTTCAGGACAGTCTCAGGCAACTGCCGCTGCAACTTGGGCGCATCACCAGAGCTGAACGCCTTGGTGCCATCCTGCAGTTCTGCAAGCTGACACAGCAGGTAAGTGCTGATGTCCAATGCCTCTTCGCTGCCAGCAAGCGTCTGTGCCGCCTTGCGATCTGCGCGTGTGATTGGACGGAAATAAAGATCCACCACAGGCTGCCCTGCGGCGTTCTTCAGAACAAACTTGCGGCGCTGGCTGAGGTCAAACGCCTCAACCAGCAGGTCCACAGTGCGTTTTGTAGCTGGCATCAGAGCCTAATCATTTGCTCTGACTTTACACCTCATCACTCAAGATTGCCCGTGATGGTGCCGCTGGTGATGAAGCTGCAGGTGACAACAACAAGCTCACCAACAGTGGAGGTGATTTCCATGTCAGTGATGATGCCGTCAAAAGCAACGGAATCAGAGCCAGGGGTAGAGCCGGTAGTGAACAGCTCGAAGCTGGCATCAGCGCCATCAGCAGTGGTCAGCACGTCCTCAAGGAAACCAGGCTGACCAGTCGCTGCAGGGTCATAAACCAGCTCGACAGTGCCAGAGCCGGAAATCATGCTGCCGACAAACTTGCGGAAGGTGTCGCCGTGGGCGCTGACATCCAAGGTTTCCTTGGTGGTGGTCAGGCTCCAGCTACGGGTGCCAACGACGGTTGCGTTGGTTGAGCCTGCTGCGTCGAATTGGACGGAGCCTTGCTCGCCTCGAATGACTGCCATGGGTCAGAGTTCCTCGATGGATTCAAAGGTCACACGGACCTGTGTTTGGAAGTAGCCCTCGGGAGCTGGTGAAGCCAGAGCCTCTGGACCTGTTGGAGCGTCGAAGAAAACCCCCGACACGTTGACCCTATTGTAAAGATCACGGATTCGTTTCCCGATCACGAAGTTGGCACCGGGTCCGACGCCTTTGGCAGTGAAGATGTTGAAGACGACTAGACCAACAATCCGATTAAAGGAATCGGTCGTGCCACCTTGGCTCAGGTAATTATTCGCGCCGAAAGTGGTCAGGCATTGCACCCAGGATGAGTTTGGCGTCGGCTCATACGCCATGTTGTGAAAGACAACAGGGATTGCAGGGCTGAGTGCCAGCTCTGTCGCTAGGCGCCCTTCAATGGTGGCGCGAACGGTGTTGAGGTTGAGAGCTGTCATCAGTCTTCAGCGATGATGCTGCGCCATTCTCTGCGGACATATTCTTCCAGCTCTTTACCGATCAGATCAGGAAAGCCGGGAACGGTGCCTTGACGGGTGCGGTATTTGCCACCCCACGATGGCGGCAGGTTGGTGCCATAACAAACTGCCTCGGCGTATTCAACGTTGTTGAACACAACGCCTTGGTATGGCTTATCAAGATTCACCTGCCAGCCCTGCACCAATCGTGCTGTGTCAACAGGTGTTCCAAGGTCTTCTGGCTTTCTCAACTTCAACTCAGACTGCCATTGCAGCGTGGTGCGCTTCACCAGCTTCTTGACCTGATCGTCCATCAGGTCACCGATCTGATCTAGCCGGATGTTGCGTGCCATGATCAAGCCCTCAGGATCAGTTCATACACGATCGCGCTGTTTGCCTGCTCTGTCACGTTCACCTGGATGATCTGGTGAACGACGCTGTTGATGACAATGCGATCCTTGGTTTCAGGCGCAGTGGTCACAGCAGAAGCAGCAATCAGCAACCGCTTGTCACCCGCCTGAATCAGCTCATTGACCTCACGCAGGCTGACGTCACTCAGCACGCCCTTGATAGTGGTATCAGACTCGCTTTCGGTGATTGCGCCAGTTGTGGTGTTGTAGCTGCCGCCGGTCACAATCCGCACGGTCACATCACCGCCAAACTTGCTGACGACTTTCGCTGCAACCTTCCGTAGCGAGCTTGCAAGAGCCATCAGATCTTGTACGCGATACACGCCCCATTCTGAAGCTGGATGCTGGTGAAATATCCAGTCAGGTGAGCACCTTGATCCACGCTGGCACCAGCAAAGCTGTTGTCAATGACGTTGGTGCTAATAATTTCCGTGATAGTGCTGCTTTCGTAGAAATCAATATGAAGAAACTTGCCGGTATGCACGTTGGTGTCATTGATGACTTCGGCTCCAATGCCGTAGTCGATTCCAGTAGTGCCGCCGTGTGATTTTGCCATGGTCAGATCTTGTAGGCGATCACAGCACCAGAGCTGCTCAGGGTAAAAGCAGTGAAGACGCCCTGGATCTCGAAGCCAGCAGGCAAGCCCTCACCAATGATGCTGTTGCCTGTCCAGTTCTGAGCCGTTAGCGCAGCAAAACTGGTGTTGTTCTTGAGAATCGTGATCCGATTCCATCTGCCAGTCTGTGCATCAGTGCTGTTCACGAAGTCAGCACCAATGCTGTAAGACGGATCAATACTGACTCTGTTATCAGCCATGATCAGAGCTTGTAAGCGACGACAGTGCCGCTGGTCAGAGTCACGCTGGTGAACACGCCCTGCATCTCGCAGCTGGCGTTCAGCGGAATTGCAGACAGCGTGTTGCCGGTGTAATCCTCAGCCGACAGGCTGGCAATCACCGAATCCTCAAGGGCAACGATCTTGCCAAATCGTCCAGCATGGGCGCTGGTGTCGTCGATGAACTCAGCACCGGGGTAGGCGTAACCCATGAATCAGCTCCGCTTTACGGCGATGTTGCCAGGTCCACTGATTCTAAGTCCGGTGAAATACCGCTCTACCATCGGCGGAATCCGATCAGCGCCAGTGGCACCATAGTTGTTCGGCGTCACGTCAAGGTTGCCGATCTTCACGTTCTTGTAATCCTCAAGACCGCTCAGACCCAGGCCATCCTTGTTGTTGTTCAGGTAGACCGCCAGTTCCGCCTGCGCCTTCTTGATCTGATCCGGGATCTCCGTGTCGGTGAAATAGTCCGTCGTAATGCGGAAAGGAAACCCAACAGCGTAAGTATTGATGTAAGTATCCGGCTTTCGGACCCCAGTGCGCGGCCACTGGAGAGACTGCGTATCAGTCGCACGAGCACCCAGGAAACGTTCACGGTCAATGCGTTGCGTCGCAGAGTACAACGCACGGTTCTTCTGGTCATCAGTCGCTGATGCCCAGGCAACTACATCATCGTTCTGAACCAGCCCTTCAATCAGGCTGTTCGCTTCTGCCAGTGTCAGGTAGCTGTTTGCGCTTGCGCCCCCGACTGTTGCGTCGATTGAGATTGCCATCGGGCGTCTCGGAAGATTGGTCAGTTACAAGCTCAGGAAGAATGGAGGCTGCCGCCGTAGCAGCAGCCTCGCGTTCCTGTGCTCGCCGGAAAGCGAACAACCCCATCGTCAGGAGGCAGCAGCCTTGAAGATGGCGAAGGTCAGCACGATTGCCTCGCTGAGCGAACCAGCAGACACATTGCTAACAGTGATCGCAAAGGATCCAGCAGCAATGGTGTTGGCTTGCACCAGGTAGGAACCGGCGGTACCAGCGGAGCTGTGGTTCACCAGAACGATGTCGGTAGCAGCCACTTCGCTGCAGGTCACCGTGAAGGAGACCTCAGCGCCAGCTGCCAGAGCGGCGTTGTTCATGGTGATGGCGCCACAAGCCTTATTCAGGGTGACACCAGTGGACTTGTCGGTGGCTTGGGTAACGGCGCCGCCAGAGACGTAGCCGATTGCCTTGCCAGCAGAAACCTCAAAGGAAGAAGCCATCGTTAGTTACCCCCTCAATCCATGTTGGAAGTGTTGGTGGCACGAACGATGCCGAGGTTCTTAAGCTCGTACACCTTCGACCAGTTGCCAACCGTTTCCAGTTGAGCGCGACTCGGGTTCACAGTAGTGACTCCCCACTTGGCACCAACCGGGTGGTAGCAATAGTGCAGGTCAATGGACATGGCATCGCTCTTGGCGAGGATGTCACGATCCGTTTCCGTCTGCATGGCGAGCTGCTCGCCCGATGCCACTGCCCCTTGGGTGAAGAAGTAGATGGGATAGTCGGTGCTGGTAGGTGCGACATCATCACTGACGATCACACGCAGACCCATGTAGGTCGGCACTGTGGGGTTTCCATAGGCTGCAGCGATGCTGCCGCCAAAGGCATCAGGCATTGCGGTATCA